TCATAATTGTTCCTTACTTAGTTCTGGGCAAGTGTTTTACGGTGTCAAAAAGTTTGGCAGCACGTTTAACGTCAAAATTTTTGTGTTTATACATCCAGGCTTTTTTGCGTTCTGCCACTTCCAGTGCGTCTGCTAGTTTCCATTTAGTGTTGAAGTCCACTGTCATTATTATACGGCTCATGTCCACAATGTCAAGTGCATACTCTACCCATTTTTCTGTGGCTTTTACTTTGTCGTAGGGTTGTATAAACCCCTTGCCTTTTGGGCCTGTGTATTTTGTTAAAAAGTTAGCGGCTTTCATAACATACTCCCGAAGTGGATAAGTGTGTATTATAGCAGGTTTCGGAATTATGGTCAACCTGTACATAAATAGTATTACCATGCCAAGACTTAGCCTATACCGCCCCAATCGAACCCGTGATTACCAATTTTTGGATCGCACCATTGCTGAAATGTACACTGTGGGCGGCGTAGACATCTATGTACACAAATTTATGGGACCTGAAACTGGGGGCGAAGATTCAGCATTTAGTGGCAATGCTGACGCTACCCAACCTGTGTACGACGAACTGAGTCCACTAAACATTCAAGATCTATTGTTGTTGGAAAACCGTGATCGAGTGTATGACCAAGACATCTATGTCATGCGCGGTGTGTACAATTCACAAGACATTGATTTTGACCTCAGTCAATTTGGATTGTTTTTGAACAACGATACCTTGTTCATTACTTTTCACTACAACCTCATGATTGACACCTTTGGTAGAAAACTCATGACTGGCGATGTGTTGGAAGTGCCCAACCTCAGAGACTACAATCCCTTGAACAGTGCCATACCATTACCGTTGCCCAAATACTATGTGATACAAGATGCAAGTTTTGCGAGTGAAGGATTTAGCCAAACTTGGTTGCCACACCTGTGGCGTGTGAAAGCAACACCACTAACCAACGCACAAGAGTACAAGGATATCTTGAAAAAACCAGTAGTGATGGAACAGATCTGGGATCCAGGAAACTTTTATCCTGCTGGAGACATAGTAAACCAAAGCGATGTGTACTATCAGGCCATTGCCAACGTGCCTGCAGGAACACCCATTACAGATACTTCTAAATGGGTTGTGTACACTCCGCCTACACAAAGTGATGTATTCAGCACACGCACCAAAGACAATCAAATCAACGATGCCATACTGACACAGGCTGACGTAGAGGTTCCACTCAGTGGTTATGATGTCACCAAGTTCTACATCACACCCACACTGCTGGACGGACAACCAGCCAATCCTTATGGTCTCACCGCCGACACAGGTACTACTGCCGACGGAACTGAAGGTGGCATGAATGTAACTCCAAGAAGCGATGGCTACACCATGGGTTACCTAACCGGAGATGGATTAGCACCCAACGCTTTCCCTGTGACTCCTGGAGTAAGTTTTCCAGTCAATCCTGTCAGCGGTGATTTTGCCTTGAGACTGGACTATCAACCCAATCGACTGTTTAGATATGACGGTCGTCGTTGGATCAAGATTGAAGATCGAGTACGCACTGATCTCAACAATGGCCCGTTGAACAAAACATTGCGCTCAGGCTTTGTGAACAATACATACACAGTGCCTACCACGGACATGGGCAATATTCCCAGCCGCCAAAGCCTGTCAGAAATACTGCGACCCCGAGCAGACAACGGTGATGATGGTGGCAACAAACCGCCTAACCCGCGCCCACCAGGATACTAACAATGCAGCAATTTTTTTATGACGAGCAGATACGCAGATTCCTACTGCAATTTACTCGTATATTCAGCAATTTTCAAATTGAGTACGGTCGCGAAGACGGCAGCGATGCTGCTGCCTTGTTGCGAGTACCTGTACGATATGGCGATGCCAGTCGTAATGCACAGACCATTATTCAGGAAAACTCAGCCAACAGCTTGCCAGCTACACCCTTGATGACATTTTATGTTGCTGCCCTGGACTACGATCGTCCCAGAATGCAAGAACCCTATCATGTCAGCAAGATTGCTGTGCGTCAACGCACCTATGATGAGTCTACAGAAACATATGAACGAACACAAGGCAATGCATTCAGTATTGAACGCTTGATGCCTGTGCCCTACAAGCTCACACTGAATCTGGATATATGGACTTCAAACACCAATCAAAAGTTTCAGTTGCTGGAACAGATTCTGACCTTGTTCAATCCCAGTTTGGAAATACAAAGCACCGACAACTACATTGACTGGACCAGCTTGAGTGTGGTAGAACTAGAAAGTGTGCAGTGGAGCAGTCGTACCATTCCCATGGGCACAGAAAATCCCATTGACATTGCTACCTTGAGATTCAACTTGCCCATCTGGATATCTAGTCCGGCTAAAGTCAAGAAGCTGGGTGTGATCGAACGTGTGATTGCATCTATCTACGATGCGCAAGGCGATGCTGTGAATGCTATTACCAACAGCGATCTGTTGTTGGGCACTCGTCAAATTATTACTCCTTACAACTACAAGATTGTGTTGATTGGCAATCAAGTTCAGGTACTGCAAGAACGCACCATTGTGGATCAAACCAATCAAAGTCTTGTGCCTCCTACCATTGTGTCTAGCAGCAACGTGATGTGGCCTTCTATAATAGGTATGTATGGTGTGTTGAGACCAGGTATTAGTCAGCTGAGGCTGGATCAAGATGATGGTACTCAAGTGATTGGCACCATTGTGGTTGATCCCAACGATGAGCGCTTTTTGTTGTTTAGCGTCGATGAAGACACTGTGCCTCAAAACACTCTGTTGCCTGTGGATGCTGTGATCAATCCCTTGGTCAGTGGACCAGGACAAGGTTTACCAAATCCCGTAGCCGGACAACGATACTTGTTGACAGAATCAACTGGCGCTGATGGCAACGTTGGGCCTGCTGCGGCCTGGGTAGGACCCAGTGGTCGTCCTTTGGTGGCAGAATACAACGACATCATCGAGTTCAACGGATCAAGATGGGACGTGGCATTTATGGCCAGCACACAGCCCGGTGATCAGTACGTCACAAACTTAACCACAGCACTACAGTATCAATGGACAGGTCAACAATGGATCAAAAGCTATCAAGGAATTTACCCCGGCGGGCAATGGAATCTGGTATTGTGAACGCGGTAGGAGTTTGGTTTCGAAGCAATCAGACTGGCCGCTATCTTTACTTGTTGCGCAACGATCCCAAACATCCTGGAGCATGGGGACTGCCTGGCGGCAAAATAGAAACAGGCGAAACCTTGTTGGGCGGCATGGAGAGAGAATGTCAGGAAGAACTAGGCAGCTTTCCTGTTTACCAACGCTTGATTCCCATTGAAAAATTTACATCAGCGGATTCAGCATTTGTGTATCACACATTTGTTTGTGTAGTAGAATCTGAATTTACTCCTGTACTCAACAACGAGCATCTGGGCTATGCCTGGATCAACGAAGGTACTTGGCCCAGACCCATGCATCCAGGCCTGTGGAGTACCATAAACATTGAAGCTGTACAAAACAAAATCCTGCGTGTACAGCAGGATCTTGTTTGAAGTTGATTAGGCCTGTGATTCCTGGAACTGCAACTGAATCTCACCCACTGGACTTGTTTGAGCTGTCAGTGCCGTGACCTGAATAGCCAGCAACTCTGGACCGTTGGGATACACACCTGTACCGGGTACTGCACTGGTACCAATCTGTTTGACCGAGCTCAGGTCCAATACACCGGCATTGGTTGTAGAGATTGGAATTGCAAACAGTCGCTCGCCGCCCACAATCTCAGTTGTAACCGCTTGTATTGTCATGTTCAAGTCGTTACTAGGTGTTGAACCGCCTAGTGCATTACCCAGAATCTTCACAGTATCACCAACCTGATACCCTGTACCAGTATTTTGAATTGTGATTTGTACAGTGTTGTTGGTGTATGTAGTACCTGTTGGAGTCAACTGCACAGTGACGTTGGCGTTGGCTCCTGAAGCACTTACCACGTTGGTCAACCCCAAGCCAGCAAAGGTTCTATTACGAGTGCCTGAGAATGTGACCTTGGTACCTGACTTGGTGAAACCACCTGTTGATCCAAACAAGCTAGATGTCACACCACCTGTGGTCTCACCTGTGTATCGTGGAGCCGTTGCAAACTGCGAAAAGCTGGGCTGGAAGCCACCACCAATGTTGTTGAGTCCACTGAAGTCAGAGGTAGCAGCATCAATGTTGGATGGGTTCAAAATACCCTCAATCAGGTAACGACCTGCGCTGACCTGAATAGTCATGTTGGCCAGAGTCAACTGTGCGCGGTTGATCAGTTCTCGCTCGCCTAGTTCGCCAATAATACCATTGCTTACTGACGGACTTAATCGCATAGCAAATACCGTTTGCTTTTCTCCAACCACACCTGGCAAACCATAGTTGGTACGGTTGAATGTGAACTGATAGCCTTCGTCGTTGTCAAAATTGCCGTCCATGATAACTGAACTACCCCAGTGATTGACTAATGGAGTACAAGTGTTGGAGATCAAAATTACACCTGTATTGTCTGCATGACTCACTGCTGAACTTGATGTAAAGCTACGACTAGCTCCTTCTACCCACTGTGTGAATGTGGCTGCTCGAGTGACTCCTGTTAGGTCGTTGCCGCTTTTGCCTGAGTACTTGATTACTTCACTGTCAATCATCACAAACACAGGATAAGTCACACTGGCTGCAGGATACTGACTTGCATCACGTAAGGGGATGGTGGTCTGACTTGAATCAATTGCACCGTCAAGACCTGTGGTTGGTGTTTCGTTGATAGCTTCGTAACGAGCAGGTAAGTTACCTGAGCGCATAAAGGCTTCGTTGTTGCGGTTGTTATTGGGCAAGCGATGTGCCATTATGAATTTGCCGTCTTGTCCACGAACCATCCATTGCACATATCCAGCACCGTACCATGAGTATTCTACTCCCAACATCTGCATTTTGCTGGGGTTGATAGTGTAACCACTGTAGCCTGTACCGTCTAAGCGATCCACGTTGAAATTGTCTTGGACTACTCGAATTTCGTCTCGCACAGCCATTTTGACACGAGTTTGATTTTGTACTCCGCGGAATGTAGGTACCACTGTGATACGGTTGTTGTCCAACACACTGGCCACTGTGTGGGTCATGCCTTGAATAACCACTGTGTCACCGTTGTTGAGCTGTTCTTGGAATCTACATGTACCGTCACCTGTGACCAAGTTAGAACCCACACCAACTGACACAAATCCTGCCAATTGCAGTGTGCTAGAACGCTGTACCACGTTGAGTGTTTGGCCGTTGTGTTCCCAATACATTCCGTTTTGATCGTCCATCATACCAGCACGAATGCTGGAACCATGCCATCCAGTAACGTTCACACGAGGCTGTTGGCCTAGTTCAGGTGATACAGATCCCAAAGAATTTTGGGCCACAACCACAAATGCCGTGTCACTGCCAATACTGGTCACTGTGTAGTCAGTGTCGTTGTATCCTGATGTGGTAATGCCTGACAAATCAACCACAGCACCAGCATTGAGGCCGTGTTCAATGTCAGTGGTCACTGTGATGTTGCTGCCTATTGATGTACCTGCTGCCACAATGCTAAAAATGTCAAACGTTGGCTTCAGCATGGTACCAGATGTAAACAAGATACCTTTACCAGACTGATAACGGAAGTATTTTTTGGTTTGACGCACAGCACTAGCACCACGTGTGGGTGTGCCTGGTCCCAAAATAACACCACCGTCAAATGGTCGGGGCAAGAACACAGCATTGCTGCGAACATTGACTGTGCCTGCTAGACTACCACTTACCGCTGCGCCTGCTTTGGCAGTGTATGTGAATGTTGTTGTGCTAGGTACTTCAGTAACAAAGAAGCTGCCTGTGGCATATGCTTGGTTGGTACCTGCTGTCAATGCTACAATGATTGGTGTTCCGGGCACAAGACCGTGTGCATACTGAGTTGTGACTGTGATAGTGCTGGGAGTTGCGCCATTACTTACAATACTAACCACATCAAGGTCAGCACCAGTGTATTGGAATGCTTCACGGACCACTGAATCAATCTGGTTGAGTGGATAACCCACTGCTGTGCCTGTTGTTCTTGGTGGATAGAATGCAAAGTTATCGTCATTGGCATAGTACACATAACTCACACCACTTGCGTTGGTACTGGCTTGATTTTGTGCGCTGACATAATCGCCTGATGCCAATCCGTGGCTGCTGGCATTCACTGCCACTTGTGGAATATCAGGGTTTCCGGTAGCATTGAATATACCAGTCATTCGAATCACTGGAGAACCAACTCCAGCTGCTGTCAATGCTGTGGTACCAAACTGTCCACGAACAATTGTTTGTGTTCCGTTGACTGCTGTGTTGATAGCACTCATGTTGACCAATTCAATATTGCCACTGAGCTTTTGAATCACTGATCCAGTTACAAAACTGTTGGCAGCAGGAATGTTGTACCAGCCGCGAGTGAGTTGCAGTGTAGTACTGTTGGTAACTTCAAACACCTTGGCAATTTCAATGTTGCTGACTGCAAACACATTGTTGCCAATTGAAATGTTAGCGGACGTTCCGTTAGATTGATTGCTTTGACGTACCACTGTGATTGCGTTGCCCGTTACGTTGGTCACTGACATAACTTCAAACACGTTGGCTGTGTTTGTTTGTACTATGATGTAACTGCCGTCACTGATGCCTGCAGCTGCCACGTTGGCCACGTTGACTGTGGTAGTAGCCACGCTGGTAATGTTGGCCACTGCTACTGTGGTACCACCTGTGCCAGGATTGCCAATGATGATCACGTTGTCGTCTGCTGTGAATCCTGTGGTACTGGCCATTGTAAATGTTCGTTCAGCTGAGCTGTTGACGTTGGCAGTGATATAATTGCTGGTGAAAGGTGTAACGTTGCCTTGAGTTTGGCTTATCATCAGGGCAAAATCAGCTGCGTGCCACTGCGGAGTTCCTTGATTTTCCAGTCTAACTGCGGTATCTGAGTCACTGGTAATTTGGTCGTCACCTGCAATCAAGGTAACATAACCATTGGTGTTGATTGTGATATCTGCACCAATGTCTTCGTAGAATGCTGGGATGTTGTTGACTGTGCTGACGTTCTGCCATTTGGTATTTTGCAAACCATATTCAAAGTCAGCGTCGATCAAGGCCTGTGGATTTGATACTCGCTCACGACCAATTGCGTCCATACCAAACGCCCAGGGTTGAACTGTCATTGCCTCAGCTTCTGCATAGATAGCCAACTTGTCATTGGCATTCATTGCACTGGTATCCCAGTCCAAGGTCAAGGTAGTTACTCCAGCATATGCTGTGGGAAAATCTACTGTAACACCAGCAGCCCAGACTACCGAACCGCCTTGTGCGGTGTCACCAAAATTGTAGATTGAAATCTGATCTGTGGTGTTGTAAATGGCTAAAAAGTTCTCAAGATTTACTCTGCCAGGAACTTTGATTGTACCACTACCAGAAACTCCTGGGGTGAACACATATTCACTAATTCTTTGTCTTGCCATTTCTTAAACTCCAAAAATAATTTGATTAGCTGTCAACGTTGCTTGAGTGTTCGTTGAAAACTTGCTGTAACTGATTGTACCGTTGACAATTTTGCTGTTAGTCACTGTGTTGTCGCTGGGTGTGCCTGTATATAGTGTGTCACCAAACAACAAACCAAAAAACGGTGTAAATGCTGCTGGTGGCGTTACAAAACTGATGTTGGGTCCGCTGATACTGAAATCCACTCCGGGGTTCAGTACAACGTTGTTGAGACTCACCATCATGGCAAACACAGACGGCGGTGTAAATGCTACGCCACTAACGGTTATTGCAAAAGTTGTGGTGCTCCCGTCAAACGTCAGGGAGTCCATTTTTCTGTATTGCCCAATCTGCGGCGAATTACCTAAGTAGGCCATTTTGTATCCTTACATTTTACCTATTACAACTTCGATCACGCCATAGGCACCATCAAAGTTTTCCAGAGCCTTGCCGATCACAGAGCCCATTTCAGGACGAACAGCAGACTTTGCACGCCCGTGTCCATCTGATATCATCATGTCGCCCTTGCGAACTGGTCCTGTGACTTTGACTGGAACTCGTCCCATCAAGGCCACTGCTGTGACATATTCAGCTTCCATGTGACTGTTCATCAAGTAGGCCGGTTGTGTTGACACTACGCCAGCAATTCTGGTGCTGCCAAATTCACTGCTCATAGTTACTTCAGCTGTGCCACCGAACTCAACCACTGTGCCTGGCTCGTACTCATCATCTGCGGCGTAGTTTTCTGCCAAGTCAGCATATTGTGCTGTGGTTGCTTTGGCAAACACTGT